TTATAATTCATCAAAATCCATATAATTTTCAAAATCATTTACAGGCTTCTTTTTTTGATTTACCTGTGAATTTTTTTCTGTCTCCGGGATTTTATCGGAAACAGCTTGAGAATTTTCTTTTCTTACAGAACCATAGACATCTTTAACAAGGTCTGAATAATCATCATGTGTTAAATTAGGATTTTCAAAAATCATCTTTTGAACACTGTTAATGACCTCTTCTTGTTTAGATAAAGCCGGATCTATTTTTGAAGTAATTTCATCCGCTAGCATGAATGCATTTTTATGTCGATGGTATTCGACTGCAATCTCGGGCGTAAGTTCTCCATCAAAATTAGATGATTGTAGCTCCTCATAAGAAATATTATAATCCTCTTCGGATATATTATAAGCTTCCTGAAGATCGTATACTCGACGCTTAAGTTCCATTCCGGCTTGCTCTTGCTGTCGAATCTTTTCTTCAGACTCATATTTTTTTAAAATGTAATCGTTTTCCGCTTGTAGGCGTTCATTACTTATTTGTTCCTCGTTTAAAGTTCTTAATCTATCTACTTCTGGAGATAGTTGTTGTATTAAAGCATCTTTAAATTCATGAGGTTTTTGTCCGGAAAATTCGGCTAAGAAAGCTAAAGCATCTAATGCCTTTCCTTCTTTCATCTTATTTCCAAAAGTATTTATATAATCATTTATTTGGGTTTTTTCTGTTTGGAAAGAATCTCTTTCTTTAGAAAAAGATTTTTTATCTTCAGATAACTCTTGAAACCTTTTATCATAAGGTACCTTACCTGAATAATTATTTAATAGTTCTTGGAGATTCACTTCTACTTCTTCTCCATCTACTTTATGTTTAAACATAGTTTCCGGAGAAAGTTCGATTTCTTTTTCTCCTGATTGAGCCATGATATTTTTAATTTCTTCAATTGCTTCTTTTGTTTCAGCTTCTCCTTCTTTAACTTCCTCTTCTGATTTAGCTTCAGGCGTTTCAGCTTCGTTCTCTCCTGTAATTCCGTCCTTGTATGTCTCTGCCTCAGATTCTTCTTCGACATTTGCCTCATTCTCTTTAAAATCGTCATTAGATACATTATCCTCTAGATCGTCAAAAGAAGTTACATCCATAAAAGAAGATGATTCTTCTACTACATCTGGTTGTACATTCTCAATTACTTCACTCATTTATTTCCCCCTGTTGTATTTTGTTCTGGAAAAGGTTCCCCTTCCGTATTTTCTTCTGTTCCCGGTATATTACCTGATAAAGGTGCTCCTCTATTAGCCTCTCCTTGTACAACTGCTTCCATATGTTCCTTAGAACGAGGTGTGAAACCGTTTGGAAAAATTGGAAATAAAGGTAGTGCTGCTAATTGTGCTTCAAAAGCTTGATTCTGTTGTGCCTTCTCTACCATAGCATATTCAGTTACTGCAAGATGTTCCATAACCACATTTCTGACATCAAGAGGTGTTTCCTCTTTAAAGTATCTATTTTGTATAGCTTTAACGTGAGTTTTCCAATGTAATATATGATTTTCCCATACTTCAGGATCACCAACTGGTTTACCTGCTAATAAATCTTCATTTTCTGATTCGGCTGTTCTAATAGATGTTGTAATTAAAGACATCATTTTGTCTGAATTTCCTAGATCTAATAAATCAATCCATCTTTCATTAGATAGAAGATCGGGTTTCATTTGCATTATTTCTACTATACGTTGAATTTTTCCTGCTTTAGATTCAGGTAATGCAGATCCAATTTGTATTCTTACATCATAATTCTTACTAAGAGATGCACTATCAAAATGTCGAATGGCATATTTGTTATCCTTACCAACAATTCGTAACATACGACCATCATCTGGTGCATAGTAATCTCCTGCTACAGCAATAGTTTTCTTAGCTACTTTTTGTATTAGACTATTATGTTTAGCAATATCATTAGTTGCTCTTTCTTGTTCTTGTTCATTTAAAAATTGTAATGCAACTCCTGCAGTAATTCCTTCTGGAGGTGCTCCACGAGAAACACCTTGTACACCATATACTTGACCCATTTCTTGTATTAAAGATGATCTAAAATTATACGCTTCTGGTGGATTAGGGTTTACTTGTAAAAGTTGAGGAGGTACTGGACCTTGATACTGTACTATTGTACTATCGTTTCCTAGAGATTCTAATTTACAAGCACCTCTTGGCATAACCCATTTAGCATGTCCAGTTAAGTATATATTTTTTGCTAAAAGAGTTGATAAGTTATTATGCATATTTTGAATTGGACGAACCATTTCATATGCCGAAATTCCATTTAATTTTTCTGGAGCCTCTATATCAGTCAATCTTTCAAAAGGAAGATCTCCATGCGAATAAGGTAAAGGTTTTCTTTCTAAAATTACATCTTGTGTAAATCTACAATAATATCCCTCAGAGCAATGTTTTGTTTTCTTGTGAAAAAATTCATATACTACAGTTTCATCTTCTAGAAAAGATGCTGTTAAAGAGTCTACATCATATAGCTTTGTATCTGATGATGATTTTAGTTTATTTTTTAATTTAGGATTTTCTTTCTTTAAAGTATCTGTAGATTCAGTATCAATATGAAAACAATATTCTACATCTTCAAATTTATTTTTTCTTTGTAATAGAACTCTCCAAGGGACTTCTACTTTATATTCAACATCGCCTGTGTATATAGGCTTCTTTAAATCAATCTTTATAGGTTTTCCTTCAGAATCCATTACAGAACTACCTGATTCATTTAATAAGTCTAAAGGTATTTTATTATTTTTAGCTGCTACAAATAAAGGATGTAAATCTCCTTTACTATTATTCCATTTAATAAATAAATAAGATTCTCCAAAAATACGAGTATATCTCTGCATCTTCTGTAAGAGATCGTCCATGTTATTTAAATACCACAAATGATTTATTAAAAATTTAACAGCTTTTGCTGCTGTCTTATCTTCAAACTCATCATTAGTAGGTAATATATCTACAGCAGGTTTAATCCTTGTCATTTGAGATACTTTTGTTTCAGTTAAATCGTATAAATGATTTATTGAGAATTTATTGGCTTTATTATAATTATTCTTCTCATTATTTCTAGTAGATACTTTACCAATACTTGTAATACCTCTGTAGGCTTCTAAATTAGATCTTTGCTGAGAGTTTCTTGAAACAGCTTGTTTTTTCAGTGTTTCAGATACAGTATTTAACCATTCAAGTAATTCTTTATCAGAATCTTTTTTTATTGAATGAAAAGGTTTTACCGTAGATTTTGCAAAAGGGCTGTCACCAAATTCATCATCAAATAGATTCATATATTACACCATCTTAAAGAAGTCTTCGTTCGTTTCTTTTTGTTCTGTATTTATATTTTCTAAATCTTTATTATTAGAAAATTCCTGATCTATAGGCACCATCTGAACTGTGTGAGTAGCTCTTTCAAGTGATTTCGCTATGATACAGGCATACAGGGACAAGCTTACACCAAAAACAGATAAAATGCAAGCAAAAAATGCAAAAAAAGTGAAAAAACTTATAATATCCATAATTTAACCTCCTTAAAGCCAATCGTCGAAACCGAAGGTCCAATCATCTTCTTTTTGCATCCTTAAATAATCTTCCTTTAAAGATATGAATCTATGGTCTTCTGGCTTCTTTTCTATAATAGTTTCAATGACTTCCAACATATTGTAGTTTGCTGCTGCGTTTAGATAACGATAGCAATCTATTAAATGGTCGTCTTTTTTAGGTATGTCACCTTTATCGTTTTTGGAATATCCTTCCATTTCCCAAGTTAATTTTTCACATCTATCACTTATAGTGACTAAATTGTAAATCAATTGGTCTTTTATCAAGGATAAACCGTTCTCCTTCTTATTCATGTGTTTAGCAGTAGGTAGAAAGTATAAATTAAATTGATTTAGTAATTCTACGGCAAACCAAGCTGCAGCTTCATCGTATATTTTTATCCAATCATCCTCTAAAGATGAACTGGGATAAAATTCTTCCATCTTAGCTTTTATTCTAGGGAATATGCGTCTTACTGAGGTATTTTCCTGACTTGTTTCATATATTTCATCTAATAAATACATTTTCTTAGTATAAGGGTTTATACATCCAAATAATACAGCAAAACAAGTTGTAGATCCGGGGTCACATACACAAAACCATTCCATCTTATTTCTGTCTCGTTTTATTTCAGAAATTATATCTTTATGAGATTTTATAATCTCTTTAGAGAACATAGGAAAAATTGCACTTTTACCGCCTCTAACTACCTTTCCGTAATATTCCCTTTGGACGATATCCTCTTCGCCTCTTGCTCTGAGTTTTTCAATTTCACGGTCGACTTCTTCCTTTGGTGTAAAAGGATTGTCATAACTTGAAGCAGTAATGTGAT